TATTTTTTGAATTCTAGTTTTATCTAAATCAACTTCAGATTCTTGTATATATCTATCTAGAATAGAGATGGTATCTTCAGATTCAAATGCCTCAAAAGTTTCAGACTCTTCAATATTGAAATTTTCAACAATTTTAAGTTCTGCTAAATTTGTTTTATAAAGTTTATCAATGAACTTCTCATATTTCTTTTGATCTGTCTTTTTACGAACAATGACTTTTACTATTTTATTCTCATATTCCGAAGTATCAAAAGTTTGATGAGGAGTATCCTCATAATAAATGTTGTAAAATAAACGATATGGATTGTTTATTGGAGTATGTTCTAAGGTTTCAGTATTAAAAATATGGCAACCTCTAGAATCCTTATGATCATCCCAAAACATTTCATAAGGATTTCCTAAGTAAAATATTCTACCATCATCTGATCTTGTATGATAATGCCCTGAAAATACCTTTTTAAATGACTTAAAAATTCCAGGATCCATTCCGTGATCCATTATAATCGAACCGTTAGCACGAAACCCATTTAGTTCTAGATGCCCAAATGCTACCTTAGCATCTGTCTCCTTTATCATCTTAAACGTTTTTTCTTGATTTTCAGAATTGATCCAAGGAAGAAAAAGAGTTTTAATATTATCAATTTTAATTTCTGTTGGTTCTGAAATCACTTGAATATTATCATACTCACGAAGTAACAAATCTACTGAGTTTACTTCATTAGTATTTTTATGGTAAATATCATGATTTCCGGCTAATAAAAATATTTTAATTCCTCTTTTATATGCCTCATTAAAAATAACTCTTTTACCCCAAGATAAAGCCTTAAAATCAATACTTTTTCTATTATCAAAACAATCTCCCATATGAATAATTGTCTTGATATCATTTTTATCTATAGTGGGAAAGAAAACATCCTTATAAAACATTTCAAAGTAATTATGAAATGTTTGTGAATTCTTTCTTGCTCCAATATGAGTATCAGTAATTACAATGGTTTTCATGCTAACTTAATTTAAAGATAATTGTCAATATCGAAGTTTTGAGTAAATATTGTCCTTAATGCTATTATAATCACTATAATTAGATCCATCAATTAAATTATCATCTTCAAAAACTTCTGAATAACCAGATTTTTCTAAGATCTTAGATCTAATATCCATTTGTCTCTTTTCTCTTTGAATTCTACGAAGAAAAGCATAATGAATAATTTGAGTAAAGTAAGCAAAAGGATTCTGAGACTTTTCAGGATCAAAGTTATGTAGATATTGAATAGAATTTTCAATTCCATCAGAAATCATATCTTCTTTAAACATATAATTTACAAAATTAGGTTTAAAAGATAAGTGATTTGCAATCTTTAAGATACATTCACCGATGTACTTAGGAATTGGAGGTTTTTCTTTTCCCTGTATTTTAGCAATACTAACATCTTCTCGATACCTAACCAAAGCATCTAAGAAATCTTTATTATTCACATAATGCTGAGATCTCTTTCTCTTGGTCATAACTGCAGTAGTAATCATAGTTCCTGTACATATTATGTAGAGATCATAACACTTTCATGGGATGTTGACAAGGCCCCCAGATCTTGTTATAATCTGCCTTGTCAGGAATGAAGGGTCCGCTCTAGATTACTCTAAGTTACTTAAAGACACTATGAATTATTATATAGTTGCTCTAGGATCTCCTTTGCATCATTTACATTAGAGATATATCCCATCTTCCTAGTTATTTTAGATTGATTACTTCTTTCTTTACTAGAATCTCTAATGTAAGATTGATACATTGTAATCATTTCAATATCAAAAGACTCAGACATTGTAATTACATTATCAAGATCAATAATAAACATATCTTCACTTGTTGTTTTTAACCAAGGTTCTATTTTATATCCAGTCATACCATTTTTACTTTTTATCTCAGATACAGTAATTGGATTAGATATGATCAAAATAGTTCTATCTTCCTCTTCAGAAGGTGCTACTTTAGCAAATATCTCTTCTCCTGATCTTAGTTTTAATGTAGCATAAAAGTCGTCTTCCATTTTATTTTTCTCCTTTAATAGTAACGGTGAAAATTTGATAATTAAAGTTCTCCTCATTATAGATTTTAATTCTTTCAATGAAATGATTTAATGTATAATTCTTTTTTGATTTAAGAGAACAATCATCTGCAATATCATAAAGCATTGCTTTGTTTTTACTCTTACTCTTTCTGAGTACTCTTCCTATTGATTGTAAGTTTCTAATCCTAGACTTGCTAGGGGATGCATATATTACATTATGAAGATTTTGAATGTTAATTCCAGTTGAAAAAGTACCATAAGATGCTACAATAATAGCATCGTTCTCTCTTTCAGTAATTTCTCTAACTAATTCTCTTTCTTCTGTATCCACTCCACCGTGAACAAAGAAAACTTTACGATTTTCTTTCTTTAAACTATTTATTTTTTCATAGAGTATTGCACCATGAGTTTCAACTCTACTAAAAAGAACTAGAGTGTTTCCTTTCAATGATAAAGACAAATTTGTAATAAATTTATTTCTCTTTTCATTTGAAATTAAATATTGAATCTCATCTTCATAGGTTTGGAAGTTTTGAGGTGGATGCTTAAGTATAATGCATTGAATATCCAATTTAGATAGAAATCCTTGTTCCATCAACTCATCAGTTCTTGTGACTTTATAAGAAGGTCCAAAAAGTCCTTCAAGAATCCATTTGTGAGTTTGAGTTCCATCTAACGTTCCAGTAAAACCAAATCTATATTTTGCATTATGTAATTTAGTCATAATACCAATCAAAGACTTTGCTTTAAAGGTATGACACTCATCACCTATGACTACAGTGTAATCATCAAAGAATGAACGATTTAAATTATAAATGGATTGCCAAGTTGTAATAGTTACAGGATGCTCATTCGTTTTTTCCTTTCCTGCATATATTTTATGACAATATGATTCAGCATCCCAACCATAACTAATAAAGTCTTTAAACATCTGCTCAACGAGAGATGTAGTTGGAGTGATCAGCAAGACTTTTTCGTTTTTCTCAGCAAAATATCTCACAATACTATAGATCATGAGACTCTTTCCAGATCCAGTAGGTGAGATTAAAACTTTTCTGTTATATTTTAATGAATCGTATACTCCATTAATTTGATAATCCCTAGGTGCATGAAATGAAATTGAATTTAGATAATCTTTTACTCCCTCAAAAGATATATTCTCATTTACCTCAAATGGAGATCCATAAAATTTATTTTCAATGAACTTGTAAGTATAATTATGAGCTTTTAATTTTTCAATTACTTTATCAAGCAACCCTACGTATATCTCTCCAGTCTGAATTGACAACAAACGAATTTTACCATCCCAATACTTATTCCTATATGCAGGTGCGAACTTTGCACTTGGCACATCAAAAGTAAAATAAGGTTGAAGTTCAAATAAGATATGAGGTTCACATTCTAATTTAATATAAACCTCATTCTTTTTAGAAATAATTACGTCACTCATATACAGTAATATCAAGTATATGAGTATTTATTTACCCTAATCCAGAAGTAAATTTCATGAACTCAATTGAGTTTCTTATTTGCCAATTTCTTTCAGAGATTTGTTTTAATATACTTTCAAGATATGTGGAGATTACTTCGTAATATTCTACCTTAAGTGTAACTTGAGATACTTTTTCATCTGATTCTAGGTATCCCTGTAATGTTTCTTTATCTCTTATTTTCTTTGGAAAAGGATTCTCTTGATAAACTTGAGGATCTGCTTTTCCTGTAAAATATTCATACTTTTCATGTCTTATCTTTTTTCGTTGCTGCTCTGCTTTTTTCTTTAAAAGATTAGTTGTATTGTACAGATCGAAATACTTTGCATGTAAAATTGGAATATTTAAAGACTCTGTATGTAAATTATCAATATCCATTTTTGAATCTTTTTCCCACATCTCTTGAATAGTTTCAAGATCAATATTCATAATCTATTTCCTTCTAAATCAACGATATTGTAAATAGTATACTTGAAACTTGCCTCTGCTGTAAAGTACTGAACGTCCGTACTTGTAGCATCGAATGTAAGAGTTGATAAACTATAGGGAAAAAGATCTTCAAATATAATTTGAAAATTCGGAATTTGACTACTTGTCAAGATTTGTAGAGTTCCGTCTGAGTATATATCTTGACCAGATTTTGGATAGTTAGTATTATAAAAACCTTTTTTTTCGAGTTCTGCAAATTGTTTAATGTCTTCAGGGAAACCTAGTCCACGAATCCAATTTTGAATACACATGAAATTTTCAAGATTCTCATCAACTAAGAATCTTAGACTTAAATCTCCAAATTCAATAATATCACCTGGAGTTGGCAACATTTTTGTATATGTTGGTTGAATTGCAACTCCAAGATTTAAATCTGGAATATTTGCTTGATTACAAAAGAAAGAGACTTTAGGTTCTCTTGATAATGTAAATTTAAAACCTGTTGGAGATAGAAAATTTCTATTCTCTATTTGACCTCTTGTCATGTTCGTTTTTTATATATTTAGATAAAAAAAGGGAACCCAAAGGTTCCCTTGAATAAAATTGTGATTGAAACTCACATGAGGTTCTTAACAGCAACTCTTCTGTAATAACGGTTGCTATTAACGTTAAGAGCACCGAGACCCTGATCAAGACCTTCAGCAAATGGGTTAGCAACAAGACCATAACGA